AAAGACGGCGCTGTGCCCAATGTGAGGCTTCCGTTGTCCAACGCCGGTTTGATTCGTTCAAACGCCCACGCCAGATCATCGGAAGTCAACAGGAATGCGCCACTTTCGCCGTACCAGAAGAAAACTCCTGCCGGGGTGGCTACGGGTGTGCAACCTTCCCGGTTCCCGGCGACCCGGGTTACGTTGCGTACTTGGAATGTGTCTGTGTCGAAGCCGAGAACTTCGTAAACCGAGTTCTGTTTAAAGACGAGAAGACGGTTCTGATCTGCGATAATGCCCGTTATGTGGTCGCCGTCTTCCCCGGGGTCCACATCGATAAAGTCGGTGGCAGTCCAATTTTCCGCATCGTCCACCTTCGACCACCGGATCCGATTCTTATACCCGTCACCCGACTCCAACGTGTACGCCACCCAAACGCGCTGCCCCCACACAGTCGTATAGCGGGCGCACGGGAAATGACCGTCAGAGGCGTCAATGTCCGGTGTCAACCTTGTGGCGTTATTGGAACCAGCCCAAGAAACCGCAGCGTACGTCGTGTCGAACAACGACCCGTTGACAATATATGTGATGTCGTTGAATGTTGCACCCTGCGGGGGTTGCAACCCGGTCATCGTGATATTCCCCGCCGAGGACGTGATTTGGGTAAAGTTTCCTGCCGCACCAGTAGCGTAATGCAACGTACTGTTGCTGCTGCTTTTTACACCGATCAAAACCTGATTGTTGGATGCGTCCGAATGGGAGAACAAACTGAGAATACTGTCGCCCAAAGCGGTACCGTTGATGATGTCAACCGCTTCACGGCGTGACACGCCACCACGCGGGTCCACGTCCACGTTCAACAGTGACGGTGATTCGTTCACCGCTAGGTTGAACTGGTCGGCGCGCAGATTTAAACCGCCGGTAAAGTCGGCGCGTTCGTCATACCGGTACGGTTCCGAGGTAGCGGCTGACGGGGTTTGGACCGCGAACGCCATTACCGGAAGGGAGATGGGTAGCGGAGTTGCCCCGGCATGTAACTTTGGCTCTGCCACCGGGAAGCCCTAATAGAGTTCAACAGCAGCGGCTGCGGGGCCGGAGTGTCCTCAAACCGTGCCCGCAAGTTATCCAACTCGCCTTGGAACAGGGAGAAATACTGGTTCGCCATCATGGCGTCTTCCTGCTGCTGATATGACCTGTAAATACTGTACAGGGACAGTACGTTGTCGAACGGCACCGGCAGATCCGGGGTGTTCGCATCGGCTATTGCTGTACGGTATACGGCAGTGTTGCCGCCGAAATCAACCGGGTTGCGGTAACCGCGCACTGTGATCGTCTGAACTTCACTGGGGGTGGGGTACACGCGGACTGTTTGGCTGTTTACCGCTGTTGAAGCACTCACCCCGGAGTTCCACATCGTCCAGTACCATGGTCGGCCTGTAGAGTTGGAATCCAACGGGTAGATGATGTCAGCGACATCGTAACCGATATACTGCATAACATGGTTGTCGGTTTTCATTGCGGCAACTTCACGCATACCAACATTAGAGGGGGCGCTGACCCCCGAGAAGGTTACGCCATCGTGGACGAAACTTAAAGCAGCGGCAACGTCAGACATCGGATAGTCCGCTTGGTCCGCTACCGTTGAAAACGTGGTGGAAACTTCATAGAACGGCCACCGCTTCTCCGAATATACGATGACGTTGTATCCTTCACGGATAAACGTGTTCATCGTCACGTCGGAAATGTCGGTAGAATCGATGTCAACCACGTTTCTCACGTAGTCACGCATCGCGCTGAGTTGCACTAGACTGCCTCAGATGTGTGAAAGACACACAGATCACTGCCCGTAACGGGACGCCCCTTACAGGGCGCCCCATCACGAGTCAGCGAACTACACTTGACCACTTCAGGAACAACAGATTCGCTCCTCATCGGGTTGATCCGCTGGACGTTGCGGGAAAATCCCACGGCTTGAGGCCGTGGTGTCGAATCCCGAAAATTGTCGCCAGCGGGCTGCCCATACGGGCGTGAACCAACCTTGTGAGCGTCAGCGAATCCTCGTCCCATCAGAATCAGGTGACCGAGTGCATGAAGCCCTGACGTGCACGGTTACTGCATGTCAACTGGCCGTAACAAAGCAACTGTGAGTACACAGCGTCCTGATCGGTTGGGCGCACGAACGGTGTCGGCTTAAACCAGACATCCGAATGAGCAACCAACTGCAGGTACTTGGTGTTTAGGAACACCACCTGACCAGAGGCACACCCGTCATCGAAGGTTACGGGTGCACCCTTGAATAGCAGGTTCTGGAACCCGCCGTCAGCCATATCGGTATCCGTGTACCGAATCTGACCTTCCAATAGTGACTCGTACTTCTCGTACAAAGCCTGCGTTGTCATAATGATAGTCGGCTGGTCGTTACCAACCGAAATGGTGTTGTATACGTTGGCCATGCTGGTCTGGGTGAGCGCGCCACTCAGATCAACCTCAGTGGACTTCCACCACGAGTTGCCTGCACCAAGCGGATTGATTCCACCAAGGGTCACACCGGTTCCGCCGACAATGTTGCTTATGCCGTTCCAGTCCTTGTTGCTGTTGCCAGTGCCATCAGCCCAAAACATGGTGTTCATGTTTTCAATAATGGATTCCTGCGTCTGGAAAATCTTGCCTTCCAGCAGATCAATGATCTCCGCCTCACCATTATTCTGGGCCTCTTCCAAACCGTTGATCGTTACGGTAGCCGCATACTGTCCCCAGTCGTACTCAGCCGCGCTAATACCCGTCTGAGCCGTAATGTCAATAGTATCCGTACCCGCGTACGAGCCAGCAGTTGAGTTTGTCCCATAAATGATTGGGACTACGATACTCTGACCACCCGAAATACGCCGAATTGTCTGACCGTTCGTCAACGCATAGAACAAAGGCCTTGCGCTGAAGATGTTGTCAGTTAGTTTCGGGATGTAGTTCTTGAGGGTGGTAGACAGAATCGCATCAAAATCGGCGTTACCCGCCATAGTCTGTCACCTTCTCTCTAAGTTATGAAGACAGTTCCTGTTTAGCAATCTCGAAAGCCTCACGAATGCTTGACACGGGCTTATCAGAACTTTTACGGGAGGAACCAGCCTGCTTGGAACCTGACGGTTCCACCACGTTGGCTCCACGTTTGGCTTCCAGACGTTCCTGTTCCTTTTCCAACTTCTCCGCCTTCGTGGCCACATCGTTGTACCGCATATGTGTTAATGCGGCTTCAAGATTGCCTATCTTGTTGCGTAGAGCGTGTTGAAAAAGTTCCGATTGGTCGAAGTCGCCGTACTTTCCCTTCAAAACAGTAACTTGCTTCTCTAATGCTTGTTTCTTATGTAGCCGGTCGTAACCCTGCACTCGGCCTTCAAGTTCCTGCAACCGTTTGGAAGTCGCATCATCCGGCTCATCCCACGAAGACCCAACCGGGTCCCCGGACTGTTCCGGTGTCGCGCTTATTCCAAACGCATCGCCAAGAGCCCTGAGTGTTGACTCTGGATCTGATTCCAGAGACGACACAATAGCCTCAGCCTGTTCCAACCTTTTACGTTCGGATGCCAACTCCTGCGTCTTACGGGTGTAATCCGACTGACGTTGGTATCCATCCCGAAGTTCCTCTAGGCTGACCTGCTGCTCTGCGCCATCCACCTTGACGGTGAATGACTCGCCTGCCGGTTCCTGCGAAACCTCAACTGAAGAATCTGGGTTGACCGGCTCGCCGGTTCCCGTCGCATCCTCTGCCATTATTCTATTTTCTCCTCGGAGTCCAAATGGTTGCTCCTATAAGACAGCCCTAAACTGTCCCACCTACTGGTTTCCTATCTGGGGTCGAAAGTTCAGCCCCATTTGATCTTGGAGTTGCTTCATCAGTTCCGGCGGCACCGGAGGGCCACCATTGCCCCCCATGGGCATACCCCCCGGGGGCATTCCCTGTGGCGCCCCCTGTGGAGCCTCGCCGCCCTCCGGGGCCATCGGCTGCTGCTGCATCAGGAACTTGTCCGGGTCTTTCACCCCGAACGAGTTTTGCAACACGTAACGAACCAGCGCACCCGGATCGACCACTGTTCCAACAAACGGTGCCAAAGCCTGTAACAACTCAACGGCTTGCCGTTTCCGTACAGTGTCGTTGATTGGCTGGGTGGAACCCGCTTCCACACTGAAGTCGAACTCTCCGACAATATCGTCCCGCGTGTACGTGATAAACATGTCCTGAGGACCGGCAATAGCGACCCGTGCCATCTGCTCACCGGTCATAAACTGTTGCATGACCTGCACGACACGGCGTGCCACATGTGCGATGGCCAGTTCAACGATGGCCAACTTTTCAGCCACCCGACTGTTGCCCGCATCGGCAATAATGCTCGCTTCGGTCGCTGTGCGACGAATCTCCGGCATTTGACCGCGTGCGTACTCTGACACACCAGACACCGTGTTGATGTCTTCCTCAATGATCGCTGAGAAGTTGTACACGTCGGCAGACAACGGTGTCTGCGGCATCGGAATAACAACCTCTGACAGTGGCTTGTTTTCGTCCACTACGGGGACCAGACGCCCATCCTCGTCAGATTCCAGAGCCTCACGGCCCTCAGGGCCAAACGACCGTTCGTGGTACAGGTATTTGCGGGCGTACCGTTTCCGGGCGTTCACCAACTGGGAACGGGTCTTGTCCAACTCCAACTGCAACGACTCAATGCTTTCCAAGTCGCCCATCGGATAAAAATAGTCCGGCACGTCATAGTTGCGCAGCATCACAAACGGTTGACCGTACGCATACGGCATGGGTGACGGATCTACAAGAAATTCGGCACCCGACTGGGGCACCACAGCCATGGTGTTGTTTTCAATGTCATAAAACTCAAACACCACAGTGCGTTCATCGTCAATCAGGAATTGTTCCTGTTCCTGACGGTCCGTTGTACCAAAGACCGGGTTCAGTAACGAATCGGCACTCAGATTCTTACGCGCACTCGCCTTGTACCGTTTATCCTTCTTCGCTTCATCCAAGGACCGGACGATGCGTTGCGCAATCCACTTCGCATCCTCAATACAGGTCGCCTCCGGGTCAATAAAAATGTCAAACGGGGAAACCCGATCCACAAACGGCTGATCCTCCACCACCGTCATAGACGTAGTGGGAATGTCGGCTGCCACCTGAGCATTATCAGGCAACTCACCGGCCATGAACGGATCCTCAGCAGCAAGAATGTCCATTTCGGTGACAGCCGTCTGGAACATTTCGTCCCGTTCAGCGTCACCTAACGTGCGTTCCTGTTCCACGAACTTCCAACCGACCTTCAACCAGCCGTGGCCGAAGATCAGAAAGTCTTTAACGGCCCGTTGGAAAGGCTTACGGAAATCGTGATGCCGCCACAAATAGTTGATGACCGCTTCAACGAATGTTGCCCGATCCTGATTTTCTTCCTTGTTGGGAGAAACAATCACCTTCGGATAGTTGACTGACACAGACGGCGCAATCACGTTCACTGTGCTGAACGCTAGGTTGACTGCCACCAAATCTTGGTTGACAGTCGTCCTAGGCCAATGCTTGCCCCTGTACAGGTCGTTCATGCGACGCCACAGGCTGTCGTAGCCCATTTCGTCACGCCACCGTGCGGCCCCCTCCAACTTGCGTTGAATTATCTCATACTTGTCAGCGCGAGTCAGACGAGCCATCAGAAATATGCCTTATCGGGTAGACGTTCAATGTTGCGACCTGCCGCCTTCGCTTCCTGTTCAACCTTCGCCCCGCGCTGCTTGCGGGTCAAATGCTGTTCATCCGGGGGCAACTGGGCGCGTAATGCGCGACCCGTGTCGAAACGGATCCCTGTAAGTTTCTGACGCCACTCCCACAATTCGGCAAGTTCCATGTCACTCTTAGGGCCTTTAACCCCAACCGTGTATTCGCAGAACTCCTCGTAGGACGCCTCCGCAGGGAGGATCGCCACAGTTACGGACGCTTGGTGTGCGGCGCGGCGTTATGACCCCTCAGGTCAGGCTGCGGCTTCGCAGGCTCAACCTTGCCCGTGATGCCATGCTGGTTCAAAGGCGTCTCACGCACCGAAATCTCACCGTAGCCACCCGTCTGGGAAGCATACTTGGGGTTGCTGAACCGCTGCTTGGGCGAGTTCGGAGCCGCAGGCTCCCAAATCGGGTTGGACACGACAGAACCGCCGCGTTCCATCTTGTCGTTCTGGCCGCT